TATCCATTCCGGACCGATATCCCCTAAAACGGGCTGTATCTTTTTAGATACACCATGTATCTTCTTATAAAAATACATCATGTTGTTATCTTTCGCAACACTTTTGAACGAAAAACCTAACCATTTTAACCATTTTATTGATATTTCGTTCTCTTTTGATATAACATTGTGTACATATTGGTAGTCTGCAAGTAGAAAATCTACCCATTTCTTTGTTCTTTTAGTGAAATATCCCCAATGTTTTTCTATTTCTGGAGATCCTAACATCCATATTGTCCCTATTTTTGTGTTTCTACTAGACACTACACCAAACATACAGGCTACTTTGCCGTCATCAGTAAGCACAGAATAAGTAACTACCCCCTTTCTAGTGTAGCGAAAGGGAGCAAGTAAAGCAGTTAATGGATCTAAACCCATCATTGCTATTTCATATTTGTCAACCTGTCTTAGATTGAAAGCTAAATCAAAAGCATTAGCTGGTGTAGCTTTTTCTACAAATAAAGGTCTTATACTTTTCCTGTTCTTTGTAGTCTTGACCACGCCTCATCTACTCTCTTAACATACTCTGGATCTCTATGTCTTGAATCAAAATAACGTTTGTCATTCATCATAGCTTTGACATCTGTGATCCCTAGTTCTTTTTCAGGCTGAGCTACTTCTGCCGATCTTGGTAGTGTACCTCTGGTATTTGCCATCTCCATTATACTCTCTAGAGTTTCAATACCATCAGCTGTTTGACCTAATGTAGCTGCTAATGTTTCATATTGTTCTGGAGGAAAGTTTTTCTGCGCCCAAGCATTAACTGCCGTGAGTCTATCATTAGCACTCTCTCCCAATCTTTGAGCTTCTTCTTCTAAATTAGGCTGATTACCTAAGATTGTATCAACATATTGGTTAATACCATCTTCGAATTCCTCTTGTCCTAATCCCATTTCATGGCATTTTCCTCTCCACCAACCAGTTAGTGGATTATCTTCTACCATTTCCTCAGTTACTCCCTCTACTAATTTAGGCAATTCGTAATCTTTTGCTTCTCCTGGAGCATTGGATCTTGCTTCTTCAGTAAGTTCTGCAATAACTGCATCTCTCATATCTTCTTTTTTACCAGTAGCAAACTTTTCTAGATGTGCATATGACTTAGCCATATCTTCTAGTGCGATTTCTCCTGTCTCTTCATTCCAGAATTTTTCAGGAATTATTTCAGGACGTTCTGGTATTTCTTGTTGTTCAGTTGTTTCACGTGAAACTTCTTCAGTTTGTTGTGCTTCTTCAGCTGGTGCTTGTTCATCAACCATCTTGTTTCTCCTGTATCATGTTTTGGCTTATGCCTTTGTTTACTCTTCTTTGGATCAACCCTACTAAGTAACGTTGTCCCTCTAAATGCCTTAGCTGTTGATCTGATATTTCAGGTCCAGCTACTGCTTCTAAGGTTAACGCTTTAAGATGTTTGAGAATTTCTTGACCGCCAGGTGTATTAAACATTTTGTAGAACAAAGTATTTAAGTTCTCCTCAGCTTCTGGAGGTCTTTTAATCCCATCCAATCCTATAAGCGTATTGGGCTTTTTCTCTGCCATATTATCTCCTATTATTCAGGAGCCTGTTCAGCCTCCTGTTGTTGTTGCATCATCTGTTGCATTTGTTGCGCAGCCTGTTGCATTTCTTCCTCAGAACGAATGAGTTCCTCTGGAATGCCTAGTTTTTTAGCTATGTGCTTAGCAGTTTGCATCTGATTAACAATGATATTTGTTAGCTCAGGTCCCACTCTGCCTTGCATCAAACCTAAAAATCTGTCTACCGTAGCCACATCTTGTTGATGTTGAGCTTGTGCTAATGGGCTAGAAGATTGTATTTTAACCTCTCTACCATTAACAACTGGTATCTCTATACGTCCTTGTTTTTTAAGGATATATATAACTCTTTGTAATACTGGTACTACCATTTCTGACTGTAATCTGCCAAATGCAGCACCAATTTGTCTGGATAAATCTGCTTGTCTTTCAGCTACTTCAGTAGCAGTCATAGGAGTTTTTTCGTTAGGAGTACCCAACATATCATTATATAAGGCTTTCTTAATATTCATTCTCATCTCATTAATGACAAGGTTAGATACATCAAAATTACCAGCTGGAGCTATAGGTTGTAATCCTTGTGATCCAGCAGCCTTTGGTATAATAGTCCCAGGGATTAAAGAAATGTTATCTACATTGACAACACCATCATCTTCTACCTGATACATACCTGAGATTGCCATTTGAGCATTCTCTAAGATTAATTCTACGGTCAAATTAGCTGTCTTAATAGCTGGTAAGGCAAGTTGTAATGGTCCACGACCATAGGTTTCTCCAGCACATTTACTCCATCTGTAAACGATATAAGGGTTAGACCCAATTCCTTTGTAAGTATCTTCAAATATCTTATGTTCATATTCTTTAGCAATAGCGCAGAAATGATTCTCTTCTTGTTTTGCATAGTAGTTTTTATAAACCACTTCTATTATCTCACATTCTTTATCTGGATTTTTCTCCATTGCCATAAGCATTTTATCACTCATATCTGCTTTAGGATATGCAACAAATATATCTCTCATTCGTATCATTCTTCTTCTAAAGACATGGTCTACTTTGTCATCATGCCCAGAAGTTAATACAGCGTGTGGTAAAGGTATCGCTTTGAAGTTAATAGGGTTGGTAGCATCTCCCTCTTCAACAAGCAAGATACCTGTACCGAGCGCAATATCTAAGAAAGATTCGTGTATTTCTTGAGAGAAGTTAGAGTTTTGTAATACTTCAAATACATATTCAGTTACTTGATCTAACATTAGATTGACTTCTTTTTGATTATCTGGTGGTACTTCACTGCCAGCAACAAAGTCAGCCCATCTAGCATAGTTTGGTACGATTCCAGCCTGTAATCTAGAGGCAAACTCTTGTACTCCGACTACTGCTGTCTCATCAAATATGCGATCCGTACGTTTTCTGCCTGGGTTCTCTCCATAGAAACTCTCTCTTTGAGGTAGAGCGTATTCATAACATTCCTCAAAGATAGAATTCCATTGATCTTTAACAGATTTACCATGTTCATAGCGTTTTAACAGCTGTTTAACAGGTGGATCTAAATAATTTACTTGTGGTTCTGTTTTGTATTCTATTACCATTCTATTTTTATGCTCCTAATTTTGTCTTAGATTTCATTGCAGAAGATAAGTCATATCCAGCTCCGCCTGATTTCCCAGTTAATAAAGAGCGTCTACCTCTTCTACCATATGCTGAAGCCACTCTTGATTCGAATGCTTCTTCTTTAAGTTTGGTTGTCTCTCTTTGCTGTTCTGCTCTTATTCTGCGTCTACTCTCTTTAGCCGCCTCTTCTTCAGGAATAACTGGTGGCTCTGGTATTGTAATGGCTGGAGCTTTTGGTTTAAATGGTCCTACACACATTATCTTCTCCTTTCATAAACGCCTTTTGGTTTTACATCAAAGACGTTAAAATTTCTTTTTGCTACCCTAGGTTTACTAGTATTATGTCCTACTGTCAAGTTTCTTCCCTCCCCAGCGCCCAATAACAAATACTGTAAAGCATCATGCACATGGGAAAACCTATTCTTGTTAGGTTTTTCATCGTATCTTTCCCCTGAAACTTGCATTCTTCTGTAGTGATATCCGCCATCAAATCCTTTAATAAGGTTATTACATTTAGGATCTATCAATATTCCAGAATCTCCATCTATCATTCTGGATAATGTAGCATTAACACTCTCTATTCTTAATGAAACATCATTACTAGGGGCTGGTCTTGCTGATATATTCTTACCTCTAAGTATCTGGAATGGAGTAGATTCATCGGTCTGCGCCCTATGATCGCCAGCTGGATCGCCAAATATAACAAAGTTTCTGGGTAAATACTCTGCCATTTTCTGTTTCATAAGGTCACTGAAGCGTAATATACCCATATCTTCAGCTACTAATTCATCTACTACTAGCCATCTGCCTCTAACTCTCTGTGCAAATACTGCTGCTGGAGTTAATCCAAAGTCTATCCCAATATGTATAGGGGTTTCTTTCATTAAAGCTAGATCGCCTTTAGCTACATGGACATCCTTTCTAAACATTTCATACACAGGTTTTCCATCCTCAATCTGCCCTAGTTTGTTTAATACATAGACATCAATCCATGATTTAGTCTTGCCTCGTATAATGTTTTTATAATAATTAGGGGTCAGGTTATTACCATTCTCTTTAATTTCGTTATCTTCATAGGTTTCAAGTTCGCCATTCTTATTGTGTACCTCATTCATTGCTGGAGGCTGGTTAAAGAATTGCCAATTGTCTGGTTTAACCAACATCTTAGCTTCTTGCTTAGTAATATAATCAGGTAGTATAGTTTCTCCAGCTAATATAGCCCACCAATGATCTGTATCTGGGGGGTTTGTATCGCAAATAACACCATACCAACTAGGACCACCATCACGCATACTAGGATAACGTCCAACACGCATAGAACAAGCATCGATAATAGATTTTGGTATCTCTCTTGCTTCATTTACCCATACTCCTGTCAACTCTAATGACAATAGTTTCTTTACATCTTCCGGTCTATCTAGGGCTAAGAAGATAACTTCTAGATCAAGATTGCCTTTTTTAATGTGATGAGTAAAAGGAACTGACCATTTAAAATCTCCCCAATCCTGTTCAGGAAACCAGTCTAACCAAGTCTTAATGGTAGTAGTTTTCAACTGTGGGTTAGTGTTTCTGATGACAGCCCATCTGGATTTACGTTTACCATCTACTCCCTCTTTCTGCTCTAAGGCTCTTCTCATGATCTCAATACAACAAGATACTGATTTACCAGAACCTACTGGTCCTCTAAGACCTCTAAAAAAGGAACTATCTTTCATGAATTGCTTTATTATGTCGCCATCTGGCTTATAATTTAATGATGCCATCGTCTGTAACTACCGTTTTGTTTGTTGCCATCTTGTATAATAACTCTAATGTTTCTGGTTTAAGTGTTTCTAGAACCTTATCAGCCTCATAATCTGTTAAGAATTCTTTAGGATACTCTCTCATATACCTTAGTTTTACTACTTGTCTTAGCTTCTTCATTCCATCGAATGAGTATTTATTAAGTTTTTCTATTGAATGTGCCATTATGATAAGTCTATTTTGATGTTAAATTCCCCAGCTACTAAGTGCTGAGCCTTGTCTACGGGTTTAAAACCAGCTCGATCCAATACATCCTTACTAGCTTCTAGCTGGACATACTCAGATTGAGCGTTAGTTGATAGTTTTAATACAGAGTTAAGTGCTTTATGTGCGCCTAATCCTATTCTTTTTTGTACTTCAGCGAGATAAAGAGCATTGACATCTGGGTCTTTGAGCAATTTATAGCCATTAACTCTAGCTGAATTACCCTTATATCCTACTTTTTCTGCCGCTTCTTTAACGGTTAAGCCATCATGTACTAAAGCATCAATCAATGGTTTAGCTTTGGGATTCATTTTTTTCTTTATTAGTTTCATGTTTTCTTAGGTTTCTTCTTGTACTCCGATTTAAACTTAGCTGTTTTTCCTGGATCTATTAAAGGTTTACTCTTGCTCATTACTATATCAACATGAGGCTCTGTAATTTTTTTAGTTTTATAATCAAAACTTGATTTTTTAGGATGTCTACCATAAGGATTTTTTGGATTTCTATCATAATCTTTTTTGGTTATAGTTAATGGATCTTTTGTTTTTGTTTTTATTTTTGTTTTACTAGCTGTAATTATTGGTTTACCTGTTTTAGTATTAATAGATATTTTGCCTTTGAATAAAGGATTTGTTTTGTTTTGTTGATTTAACCAATTAACAAATGCTCTAGCACTTGCTGTTGGAGGGAATGAAGCCGTACTAATTTTCCCTACTTGTGTAACCAAATGGTCTTTAGTGCTTATATTCATATCTTTCCCAAAGGCTTGTGGATCAGCACCTGTTGGGTTTTTAGGAGAAAAAGTTGTGCCCTCAGATCCAGGAGCTTGTTTAGCAAGTATCATCTCTTTTTTAGTCATTCTATCTCCCTTATAATCTCTCATCCATTTGTCATAAGTCTTATTATACCAGCCAGCTTGTTGAGGATTCTTGCCACCAGTTGGAATATTTGGGTGTGACATAGTTACAATACCTACAGATTCAGGCTTACCTGATTTTAAGTTTCTTCTTGTCTCTCGGTTTATCATTTGTTTAATCAGTTCCTTATCTCCAGCCATTCTAATCTGAGACTTAACATCTGTTCCCTGAAACATAGGAGAATATTTTGGAGATAAATTTTTCATTGACCTAGCGGCATCTGATACTACCCATTTACCTTTAACTTTCTCTGCAAACACTTTCTCAGCTTTATCTCCTGTACTAGTAATTGTTTTTGTCCCACCTTTTGTATATGCTTTTCCCTTAATACTTCCTGGATCATAGACTTGATATTTACCCTCGCCTAATTTAATCCTTGGCTGATATGATGTTTTAACATTGCTTAAATTTAATTTAACATCCTCGCCTTTGAAATAACTTCCTTGCTTTATTCTTTTAAGGCTAGGGATAGTTATTGTGCTAGGTAATGTCGATCTTGTTATACCTAACTCTGTCTTAAATTGTACTGGATAATCCTTTAAAAAATTTTGATATGAGATATCTTTGGACTTATGTTTAACTACATCCCAAGCTATGGCGTCTGTGTCTAAAGCTATAGGTTTGCCTGACTCCTTAGCTTTTCTCATGCTGTCTGCTGTACCTTTACTCGCCTGTCTATGAACAGATAATACTTGTTTTCCTCCAGCAATAATCCCTGTATTTCTATCAAACCCAGCTGATGGATTGAAAGTTCCAGCTGCCTTGCTTCCCCAATCAGCTTCGATAAGCTTAACTTTATTTGGACCTAAATTTTTTATACCCCATCTTTGAGCAGCAAGATCCACACCAGATGTAGCCCA